AAAACACCTGACTATAAGATCATTAAGTCAGGCATGAAGCCTGTGAGTGTCAATGGCATCAAACGTGACTATGACAGGCTCATGGATGAAGCCCTGTGGTATACACACTATGAGGTGGCTAAAAAGTCACTCAAGTCAGAGTTTTTAAAGTTTGCGGCTACCATTGATCGTGACAAAGCCAAGGAACTCAAGCGAGTGCCTGACTATGCGTTTAGTGTGTTTGGCAAGTATGCCTATATAGGCAACAAGGGTGCTGAACTATCTGAAGAGCATACTGAAGCCATTACTCATGGCATCGACAAGTTGCTTGAGCTACATCCCTATGTGGAAGAAGTTATTGAAGAAGCCAAGCCTGAAGCCAAAGTTGTTAGCATTCAGGAGCGTATGCGTCAACAGGTATCAGATCTGTGTGGACAATGGGAAGGCTATTTAGACGACTGGCGTGATGGCGAATTTGACCTCAAAAAGTTTGACCCCTACAAAGAGATGATTGTACATCAGCCTGCTATCAAACCTGCCCATGCTAAAATTATTCAGCAGATGTATGAAGCAATGTATGCCGAAGCACAGGAGTTAGTGGCCTGGGAAGATGAGGACATCAAGGAAGCATATAGTCAGTTTACAGGCAGGGCACAAGACCGCAAAAACTTCCTAAAGTTTTATGAGATGATCATGACTGCTACCAGCACACTGATCAACACTGGCAAGGCTAACCGCAAGCCCCGTTCCAAGAAGGCGCCCAGCAAAGAGAAGCTGATTGCCAAAATGAAGTACAAAGAGTCAGAGCCCACAATTGGATTGGCGAGCATCAATCCCATTAGTATCCTGGAAGCCAACGAGTTATGGGTGTACAACACTAAAAACCGCAAGCTCATGCACTATGTGGCTGAAGAGATGGTGGGAGGCTTGGGAGTCAAAGGCACATCACTGGTAGGCTTTGATATGAAAAAGAGCACACAGAAAACTATTCGTAAGCCTGAGGTTCTCAAAGGCTCAGACAAGTTAGCCCGTACCAAGTTCGATAAACTATACAACGATCTCACTACCACTGACACCGCCTGTAACGGCAGGATCAACGAGCATTGTGTAATTATCAAGGCATTCTGATGATAAATAGTTACATCAGGAGAAAACATGCCACAAGATCAGATAGGCTATCGTAGCCGAGAAGAACTCATTAACTATACCCGCCTCAGACTAGGTGATGGTATGGTAGACGTAGAGCTGGATCGTGAACATTACGACATGGCTATCGATAATGCTATGTCAATGTATCGCAGACTGAGTTCAGGTGCTGTACAAAAAAGTTATATTCATCTCCAGTGTAAGGACAATGTAGTAAAATATACCCTGCCTGACGAAGTAATGGTGGTAACCAGACTATGGCGCAGAACAGGCATTGGCGGTGGACTTTACGACAACGGCGGTATCATATTTGATCCTGTGTATGGCGTATATCCTCCTGGAGGTGGCGGTGGTGCTGGCGGCGGCATAATGAGTCAGATCAATGCTATTGCTATGTATCAGGAAACAGCAGAGTATGTGATGTGTAGAGAATATGATTGGCTCTGGGACAGAGTAAGCAAGCAACTTACCATATTACATAACATAGCCGCTGACGAAGAAGTATTATGTGCTGTGGAAAACTTTATTCCTGAAGCAACACTGTTCAGAGATATTTACAGTGCTGATTGGCTTGCTAACTGGACACTAGCCGCGGCCAAAGTTACTTTGGGCACAGCCAGAGCAAAGTATACCACAGGCTTGCCTGGACCAGGTGGCGCTATACAGTTGGATGGTGAAGCCTTGAAGCAAGAAGGCTATGATGAGATGGAAAAGCTCAAGCAAGGCATCTTCCTGTATGAGGAAGGATCAAAACCTTTAGATTTTATTATCGGATAATTATGAAAGCATCACAAATACATGAAACATTCGCAAGTGAGATCAAAGGCATTGAGGGTCGTGAATGGGGCAATGGATATCAAAAGCCAAAGCCTGCCAAGAACAATGGAGCGGCACCTGTAAATGTCGAATCGCCCAAGGGCAACACACAACAACTACACAAAGGCAATAATAAATGATCATAGGTATTGTTGGGCACATAGGCTCAGGCAAGGACACCGTTGGCAACATCATAACAAAACAAACACAGGGCAGGCGAGACAGTTTCGCCGCACCACTCAAAGACGTATGCGCCAGTATATTTGGCTGGGAGCGTAAACTTTTAGAAGGCGATACCATAGAGAGCAGAGAGTTTCGTGAAACGCCCGACATCTTTTGGACTCGCAACACTGGCATAGACAACTTTACTCCCAGGCTAGCACTACAGCTCATGGGTACTGATGTACTCAGAAATCATTTCCACACTAACATCTGGATTAAGAGTCTGGAATATCGTATGCGCAAGGTAGTAAAGTCAGACACAGTGGTTATCACTGATGCTAGATTTACAAACGAACTCGATCTTATCAAAGCATTGTGCGGCTCAATCATATGGGTCCAGCGAGGTCAACTGCCAGACTGGTACGAAACCGCTGTGGAAGCCAACGGCGGCAATGTGGTAAGCAAACGTATTATGGAATCTAGACATCGTGATGTACATCAGTCTGAATGGGACTGGGCAGGATATCCTGTGGAGTATATTATTCGTAACACTGGTACACTAGAAGAGCTAGAATTTAAGACTCTAAGTATTCTAGAGCAGATTAAAGCCAGACAGCAGAAAACTGCCTGAGCCTATTTATCTTTTCATACTAATTCTTTCTGTAAGGTATTCTAATCAGGCATGATCTGGGCAATATATGATAAATATTGCTAACTAATTCATACCTTTAAGGAGAGCATTATGGCAACATTAGTATCACCAGGTGTGAGTATTAGCGTAACAGACGAAAGTTTTTACGCCAGTGTAGGTGCAGGTACAGTTCCACTGATCGTAGTAGCGACAGCGGCAAACAAAACCTCATCAGACGGCACAGGTATTGCAGAATATACCAGGCCTGAAAATGCTGGAAAAGTATATAACATTTCAAGTCAGCGTGAATTACTCATAAACTATGGTAACCCAACATTTTATACCACTGGCGGCACACCGCTACATGGTTACGAACTAAACGAGTATGGTTTAGAAGCCGCAAGAAGTTATTTAGGCTTTGCTAACCGTGCTTACGTTCTTAGAGCAGATATTGATCTTGCTAAACTTCAGCCTAGTGCTACCCCTCCCACAGAAGCACCAGCAGATGGTACTTACTGGCTAGATATTGGTAGTACTGTATGGGGCATCAAGCGTTACACAAATGGTGTATGGAATTTGCTTGAAACATTTACTGTTCCAGTAGCTGACATAACATCTGACGGTGTACCAACTACTGCTTATGGTGTTGATTATGATATCGCTGTGGTATATTTTAATACTGATGGTACTACTCGTGATGTGATAAACATCTGTGAGAGACGTTCAGGCGCGTGGTTTGTTATCGGCGAGTCAACCTGGGCAAATGCCACAAGTAACGAACTAATGGTAAATACCCACCTGAATATTCCACAAGGCACAAGACCCGACGGAGCTCCACTACAGAATAACGATTTGTTCCTACAGACTTCAACACCTAACCAGGGTACTACTATAGACATTAAAGTTTATAACGCCGCAACTGGAGAATGGTTGACCGAAGATATAATCGGATCACGTTACAGCAGTGCAGCCTGGGCATACTACAATGCTAGTGGCGGTCCAGTTGATGGCGATTTGTGGGCTGATTACGATGAGACACCCGAAGGCAAAATTCAATTACGCCGCTGGGATAGCGAGAACGGTGACAATGTTAACACCTTCCTAAGTGCTATTATACCAACACCCGATCCATTGTTTGATTTAACTAATCACATCAACAATGCTGGTGTTGCCGCTATGTGGATTTCAATCAACGATAGTGGTGTGTTTGACCCCAATGGATATATTCCTGTTTACTTCACTTCAGATTCTGACAACAACGGATTTGCTAGTCTTAGTGACGCGGTATCAGACATCAATAATAGCGTGTCAGGCGCAACTAACGTTAACCTGCGTGACAAGCTCAGAGCAGAGATTATAAATGGTAACCAAATTCAGTTTACTCAGGAAGATGGCTTTGCTGTTAAGTTCTTTAACGGTAGCATCGCCGGCTTCTCACCTGCGGTTTTGGGATTAGAGTTTGGTACATTTGGTCAGCCTAATTCAACCATGGGCTATTCAGAATGGCAACCATTAAGCTATGTTGCTGGATCTATGGCACCATTGGGTGATATTGTAGATAAAACTTTGTGGTATGACAATGTACTGAGCACAGAAAACCTGGATCTACTAGTTAACTTGGGAACAAGTTGGACTACATTCCAGGGCGATGTACAAATGACAGTTTTAGCTCCAACCACAAGCTCCACAGGTGGCCAGCTATTTGCTGGTGATATTTGGATTAGCACTGACAACCTTGATATGTATCCACAGATTTATCGTTGGACTAACAACGCTTGGGCGTTGGTAGATAACTCAGATCAGGAAACATCAACAGGTGTAGTATTTGGTGACTTTAGAGCATCAGAAGCTACTCCATTGTTCTCAGATGCTCCAAATGCTGTATTGTATCCAGCAGGAATCCTGGGTTGGAACATGGTCGCAAGCGGCGGTACAATCCGTCAGTGGGACGAAAGCGAATCACGCTGGAGAACAGTAAGCGGCCTTCAGGCAGACGGTTCACCAAACATGCTACGTCACGCACAACGTTCGATGGTTGTTGCGGCTATGCAAGCGGCTGTAAATGCTAACGAAGATATCCGTAACGAAGGATTGAGATTTAACCTTATTGGTTGTCCAAACTATCCTGAGATGATGGATGAGATGGTTACACTAAACGTAGATCGCAAGGAAACTGCTTTTGTAGTTGGTGACACACCAATGCGTCTGGCTGCAGACAACACTAGCATCACTGAGTGGGCTCAAAATAGTAACAATGCCACAGGTAATGGTGAAGATGGTCTTACGACTGCTAACCCATATGCGGCTGTGTACTATCCAAGTGCGTTAACTTCAGGTCTAGACGGCACAGACATCATGGTGCCACCAAGTCATATGATTCTCAGAACCATGGCTTACAATGACCAAGTGGCTTATCCCTGGTTTGCTCCAGCAGGATATCAGCGTGGTTTGGTAAGCAACGCAACAAGTGTTGGTTATCTGGATGCTGAAACTTCAGAGTACAGACCTGTAGCACTGAGCCAAGGCCAGCGCGATAACTTGTACATCAACAAGATCAATCCAATTGGCACATTTACTGGCAGAGGTATTGTAGTGTTTGGACAAAAGACACTCAACCCAGTAGCAAGTGCCTTGGATCGTGTAAACGTTGCGCGTTTGGTTAACTACATCCGTGACAGACTTGACGAGGCAATGCGCCCATTCTTGTTTGAGCCAAACGATGACATCACACGTCAGAATGCCAAGACCACAGTTGACAGATTCCTGGGACAGTTAGTAACGTCCAGAGGTTTGTTTGACTTCCTGACAGTATGTGATAGCTCCAACAACACACCAGATCGTATTGATCGTAATGAACTATGGGTTGACATTGCTATACAGCCAGTCAAGACCATTGAGTTTATCTATGTACCAATAAGAATCCAGAACACACTGGGCGAAACTGGTAGTAACTGATATAGTAATATATCACACTGGGGGCTTTTTAGCCCCCTTTTTTTATGGCTGAAATAAACATAGCACTTAATATTTTTGCGCTCAAATAGATAAATAACGACATAGAACGAATATCCAGTAGGAGATAGAAAATGGCAAATATTAATACAGTTGAAACTCGTGACAAGTTTGGTGTACCACTTGCTGGTAACCAAGGTAACGGTATCCTTATGCCTAAACTACAGTATCGCTTCCGCGTTACTATGTTAGCAGGTTTCGGCGGTGAGCCTCAAAGCAGAGTGCTTACTCAAAACGTTCAGAGTGTAACCAGACCCTCTGTATCTTTTCCAGAAGTAATAATTGATTCTTACAACAGTAAGAGTTATATACATGGTAAGCATGAATGGTCCACAATTGATGTTGTTGTCAGGGACGACATAACTAATGCAACAACCAGACTTGTTGGTGCACAGCTACAGCGTCAGGTTAACTTTTTCCAGCAAACTACACCAGCTGCTGGCAACGATTATAAGTTTGATATGCAAGTGGAAACCATGGACGGCACAAATGCAGGTCCCACAGAAGTATTTTATCTGGAAGGTTGTTTCCTGCAAAACGTTGCCTATGGTCAGAATGATTACAGTACCAATGATGCGGTTCAGATAACCATGACAGTGCGTTTCGATAATTGTACACACTATCAGGGCGACAATGACATCAATGGTAGATTGGTGGGTGGTAATCCTTTCCCAGATACACCTAACCTCAATGATACTGGTATTCAAGCCTAATAACGGCATGACATGGCGGGATCCCCTTATAAAAATGTTTGGACTGCGTTAACTGCCCAAGGTTTTTATTTGCGGGATTTCCGCAATGCATATCATTACAATCCCTCACAAGATCCGCCCAGACAACAATTTGGTGGTTATGTCAGTTTTGTGCTGGACAGGGATTTGTTTGGAATCCCGTTCTTTGATGAAGTAAACAACGATGAACTCAGAGTTCGTATGAGTAGTTTGATTCGCACAGCCGATCTGCCGCAAGTAGAATTCAAAACTCAAACCATGAACGAGTATAACAAAAAGAAAATCATAAACACTGGCATAGAGTATCAAGCGGTAACTATCAGAGTTGTTGATACTGCTAGCAATGCCTGGTTGCAAATTATCATGAAATACTTTGCCTACCATTATATGAATCCCAGAAACAAAGGTAATCCGGGTAGCAGAGACATTAATAGCACAAATATCGGTCAGGGAGGAGTGGATTTTATAGGTTCCCAATATGGAGAGGGTGGTCCGTTTGATAGCAACAAATATGGATACAATGTCAATGAAAATCCTAACTTTTTTGAACGCATCGATTATGTGCTGTACCATGCGCAAAAAGGAGTACAGTATAGTTTGATAAATCCTGTAATGACTGGATTTACTCATACTCCCCTGGATTATGCTAGTAACGATGTCATGGAATTTACCATGACATTTCAGTATGAAAGTTTTACCACATACGATGAAGTTAATTTTGATTTAACTAACATAGATTTAGCTAGGTTTGAGGATGCGTCATCACTAGAATTAGTTAGTAGAAATTTCAGAGACGATGGTACTGGTAGCATATCAGCAAGCACCCAGCGCGACTATAAATTTTTAGGCAATCGTGGGTCAGAAGTGCAAAGATCTAATCAACCCAGAATCACTAAAAGTCCAAATGAATTTGCCACAACCAAAGATTTCACTACAACATATGGCACAGAAACCCCCACTGCTGGTGAATCCAGTTTCTTTAAAAATATATTTGGTGAGTTTTTGGGGGATGTTGCTGACAAAGCATTGGTTGCTGCAGTCAATGGCGCAGATGTAAAAGATGCGGTAGTGGGAACCATATTCGATAATGTTACTGATGGCATAGTGGAGACCAGAAGAAGACCATCCAAACCTGTCACCATAGAGGTAGCTACTCCTGATTTTGATCTTGAGAACGATTCCACAGTACCTCCAGAGGAAACCTAATGGCCAGAGTAAGTGCAAACATATATGATACTTTCGGAAATGAAATAAAGTATGGTGTAACTCAGGATAAGCTATATAATTATCTTAAAAATTCTACCATTCAATTTCCTCTGCCAGAAGCAAGTGCCTTTATTTTACAGAGTTTTTTAAATCCTGCAGACACCGTGGATCCGGTGATGCTTGATCAGGTT